ATATTTCCAGTTGCTGAAACAGCACCGGTCACAGTAAGTAAATTGCCATTAAAAGTTAAATTAGAAGTTGCATCAATGTTACCTAATGAATTCAATAATATTTGATTATTGCTACCTGGTGAAGTCATATAAGTAGCAGTAAAATTTAAAGCATTGACATTGTTACTAACGATAGCATTTGATCTTAAAGTACCAACAACAGACAAGTTACCTAAATTACCAACTGTAGTTATATTAGGCTGACTATTTGAATTTGCTGAAAGAACTCCCTGAATTCCTCCTGTTGCTGTTATATTTCCCGTTGATATTGCATTGGCTAAATTCAATACAAACGGGGTAGTTCCTGAATTAATAGTTGCTGTGTTACTTGTTGCGGTAGTTACACCAATGCGGAAGTTTGAATCAGTTTGTATAGTGATGTTTGAGATACGGTTAGTTACTGTAACATTTCCGGTATTGAGATTTAACGAAATACCCGGACCTTCAAATAACTGTGACACTCCAGTTTGATACTGAATTGAGAACAACTCATTGAAATTGTTCTGAGTTTTTTGAAATGCTACACGTATAGCATCCGAATCTGGGTCGTTGGGATATGCACCGAAGTCAATTGTTTCTTGAGCCATTTTAAATTTCTACCTTTATAGTGTATTTATCGTATTTTTACAAAGCTTCTGCCCAAAAAAATAGCCCGTATAACCGGGCTATCCAAAGTGTGGTTTTATTATTTTATACCACTTAGTTTCTTCCATTCATTGAGCATTTCTCTACTTTCTGTAACTTTGACAGCAGTATGAGGCAATGTCGTTTGATCACGCTTTTCCTTATTAAGTCCACCTGCAATAGTCTTAATTAAATATTGTAAATCCTGCATCGCTACGTCATCAGCGCCATTTGCTAGTTCTTCTTCGTATATTTCTTTGTCGTCATCGTAGTTTTCTGTTCCTGTTCGTTCACCTGTTGAAAGATGTCGGGGTCCGGATACACGATCTTCGTCAGAATTAGGCGTTAACGGTAGTCGGCTTTGATCTGGTGCTCTGCTTGTATCAACATTACGTCTTTCTGTGTCCTTAACAAAAGTCGTTTCTGGCTTATCTTGTCCTTTATTAAAAGTGCTTCGAACTCTGTATCCTGGAAAAGCTTGATACTCTTCGCCATCATCTGTTGGTGTTATCATGCCCATTGCCTTAACACCTTCATTCATGTCACTATGTCCACATTCAGCTTCATTCATTCCGCACTCTTGGCACATGCCTTCTTCTAAACTGCTTGTATCTTTGTACTTTTTACCGTCAAGTTCAAATTCATCACCTTTTTGAGTTTGTTTTAACTTTTCTGTAAAAGCATTGCCCTCATCAGCTTGACCGTATGCTTCGTCTACTTTTTCTTCCTCATCTGAACTATCTTCTTCATCAGAATCTTCTTCAGCCTGGTCTTCTTCCTCGCCTTCATCTTCGTTATCCTCTTCTTCGTAATCTTCTGAATCATGTTCTTCATGATCTGGTTCAATGACATCTATTTCCATTTCTTCCGAGTCACCTTCGTCTGAACCTAATCCAGTAAGTTTTTGCATCAATGAAACGATATCGTCATGACCTGATCCTGAATTGTCATCTTGTGACATTGGAACACCGTATGCTGATAGTAGTTGCTCAGGTTCAACTACGACAGGTTCATTTGGCATCTGAGCACCTGTTGAATCCATGCCAGCATTACGTAATAATGCCATTATTTCAGCAGCTTTTTCACCACTAGCTGTAATACTCACACTATTATCTTTTTCATCATCACCTTGAGTTGTAGTAACAGTTAAACTTTCGTTAATCATTTTTTCAAGTTGATTGTCCCATAATGAGAAATCAAAATTTTCTTTCATTGATTTACGTTCTTTACTCTTTGATGGAGGAGCATTTAAATCCACTGCATCAGGATACCCTTTTTTGCCATATGGTTCACTGATGCTTAGACCTTTTGGTGGTGTTACCATCTTACCTGTTCTAGGATCTCTGTATGGTTTTTCACGATCAAAGATGTCAGATTCTGGTTCTTTACGTAATGGTGTGTATTCAATGTCATCTTTAGGTCTCTTTGGCATATTTTGCATTGTCCCTGTGTCATCTTTAGGTGACTTAGGCATATCTTGAAAAACCCCTTTTGCAGCCCTAATTTCATCTGGAGAGGCCATTGGAGCTTGACTAATATCTGCTATACGCCGTAAATTAGGTTCATCGCTGTATAATCTTGCTGCGCCAGGTCCGTCTTCATCTACCTTTTCATCATTATCATATTTGTTAAACTTTTTTCTAGCAGCATCCATTTCTTCTTCACTTGCACCTTCACGTCCTAACTTTGCTAACACTTTCATTCCAGAGCCATACTTTTGATAGCCTTTAGCATGCCTACTCATCGCTTCTTTAACTGGGAAAGTTTCGCCGTCTAATTTAAAACTATCATCACCCGATGCTTTAGCTTGTCTAGCTGCGTATGTAAATGGATTTTCGTCAAGTGGTTCTTCAACCATTGTTTGCATCATAGGAGCCTCACCCATTAATTTGTCTTTGCCTTTGTAACGATGAATATCTAATGCATCACGTAAATTGTCACCCATGTGACCGGTAGCTTTGAATTCAGCTATTTCTTGCTGTAATTCTTCAAGCATTTCTTCAATGCCCATTTGTGTTTCTTTCATCATCTCAGCAAAATTTATGCCTTCTTTAACTTTTTTCTTCATATCTTTTTTAGCCCTTAATTTTGCAAAATCTTTAGCGTCTAATTTACCTTTTGGTTCAGCAACATCAAGATTCTTTTGACCGCCTTTTAGTTCTTCTTTTACATTAGCTGGACTAGGTGTCTTTCCTGCAGCTATCCTAAGCGCATCGTACTGATCTTTGCTTATTGGTTTTCCATTACTAGTAAATTTTTCTTCTTTAACTTTTTTCTTATTCTTATTGTCTAGGTATCCACGCTTATTAGCAGTTGCCCATGCAATATTTTCTGCTTCCTTTTTGCCTTTGCCTAAATCACGTTCTGATTTTGCAATATGTTTTACCATACGATCAACCTTAGCACCTTCTAGTATGGCTTCTTCAGTAGAGTCAAACCAATCTTTAAGATTCTTTTTAGACTTAGCCTTTTCTGCTTTTTTAGCTGCTTTTTCACCAGCGGTGAAACCATGCTTTGTGCCTTTTGCTGCACTAGATGGAGCTTTGCCACCAATAATTGCAGCACCAGCTGCATCTGCGCCCTGCCATTTTTTAGCATCTTTAGTTGCTTCACTTTCTTGCCTACCGCGCTTGTTTTTTTCCTTAGCTTTTGGCTTGTCGTCACCTTCTTCATCGGTGTCGTATTCTTTGCCATACTTACCAGTATGCTTTTTGCCTTTGATATCGGCCATTTTAGTTGCTTCATCTAATAAAGCAATCATTTGTCTCATGTCTAAGTTCATAGTAGTTGACTCCACAATTTCTTTCTTTGTAATATTTGCTAAACCTAAAATATGATTGAGTGATTCATTCACATCAGGGGTCATTCTTTTTATATCTTGAAGCTCGGCCTCTCTGTTTTGCTGCTGTTGCCTTCTGATAAGATTAGCACGGTCTCTATTTGCTCTCTCGTCAGGTTCGTATTTTCTTTCTGGTGGGGGAGGAGCCCAATTTATAGCGTTATCTGTTCCCGTTGCTGCAGGACCCTTATTTACAGGACTATCAGTTTTTCTAGTGATTTCGTCATCACCTTTTTTTTCTGTATCTTCAGGTTTTTCTGTTTTTTCATCTCTTTTAAATTTAGGAAAGGCCTCTTTTTCATCACCTCTTTTGCCAGCATCACCTTTTTCTGCATCGGCTTTACCTGGCCCATCTTGTGCGACCTTTTCAGGTTCTGGCTTAGGATCATCCTTTTTAGCTTCAGGTTCTTTGGCTGGTTCTTTAGCGGGTTCAGTTTTAGCCTGTTGTTCTGCATTCTTATCGAGACCTAATAATTTTCTAAGTTTTTCTAGTACATCTTCTTCATTTTTTTCATCTTTACTAGGCTCTATCGCTGCTTGTGTTGTTGCAGCACTTTCTTTGTCATTAACTGTATCTGCTTCGGCATTTGGTTTTTCTGAGTTTGTTGTTACAATGTCAGGATCTTGTACTGCAATATCATAATCTTTTTTCGGTTGATCAGCTTTTCTAGTTGGATCTTCTACCTTCTCTGGTTGATTCTTTTGTGGGATTGGCTTTTCTTTAGCTGTTACAACAACTGGTGGCGATGATGTTTTATCACCTGAGTTGGATGCTGTTTGGGTTGTTGTGGTAGAATCTGGCATTGTTGTTGCGGGTGCGTCGGCAGCTTTTTCTGATCCAGGATCTATAAAATCAATAGTAACAGGAGTATTTGAATTTCCTTGCTGCGCACTTGTTGATTTTTCTGCTGCTGATTTTTTCTCGTCTGCAGTCATATTAGCTATCGCAGCTAATAATGCAGCATGTAACCCAACACTTTGTGCTGCAGATTTTTTATCAAATTTTTCCTTAGGAGGACGGGATGCACGATCTCCTGGAAATAGTGGGTTAGGTTCTGCCTTTGCTGGTTCTACTTTTGCTGGTTCTACTTTTGCTGGTTCTACTTTTGCTGGTTCTTTAAACCCCTTACCTTGTAATTTTTGTTGAAGTTGTGCCCTTGTATCAGTAGCACCTTTATCACTTTTAGGTCTAAATCCACTTATGCTTCCTGGTTCAGGATCTTTAAATCCTTTACCTTGTAATTTTTGTTGTAATTGTGCTTGCACATTAGCAGGAATTGGTTTACCTGTTTTTGGATCTATTGTATAATGCGGTTGAGAACTTCTATCTTTTGCTGCAGCATCTTTTGCTGTCTTATCTGCCTCTGCTTTTCTTTGAACAGCAGGACGATCTAATTCTTTATAATTCCTTTGTTGGGTAGACAAAGCAGGTTCTTCACGCTTAGCAGGAGGTGCTTCACCTTTTTTAGGTGCTGGAGAAGGAGTATATTGTCCACTTCTTACTTCTTTTTCAGCCTGTTTTTGTGCCGGAGACATTGTTGCTGTACGTGTTTGTTCTTTACCAAATTCTTTTTTTGCAGCACTTCTGCTAATACTCTTACCACCGGCCCCACCTAAGCCTATGTCAATTTGTTGCGGTGCTCCACCTCTTCCGCCTAATCCAAAAATATCACTTCGTCCGCCTGCATAACCTCCAAAACCTCCAGACGGTCCCATTTCAGGACCTGAACGGCCACGATTTAACATATCCATTGGATCACGCCATTCGGTTAATTTGTTAGTAATGTCTTTTGATTTCATTTTCTACCTGAATCAATCTTATTTTCTATTCTATCTAATTGCTGTTTTAGTGATGAAAGTTTTTCATTCATTGCTTCTGCTCTAGCATTAGATACTTCAATCTTTTTATCTAAATCACCTACAGTAGAGGTCATTGTTAAATAGCCGCCTCCACCTAAGCTACAAGCTCCGACTACTATCCAAGTTAATTGGCTTGTTGTAAAATCAATCATTTGTTAAAACTAGCTCCTGTTTTTGGTTTAGGCTGTCTAGTCATGTTAGTCATTGGACTCTTTGTTTGTATGCCTTCTTTTGTTTTGTTAGGGCTGTCAGGTGTTTTTGTAGCAGCATACTGATAATCAAATGTTGGCTTTTTAGGTACAACTTTATCTAGATACTGATTTGCATACTCTTTACTTGCTTCTTTACCGTCATCTTCTAATTCAGTATGCAATAATAATGGACTGTGACTTGCTTCGTTAGCATATTGCTCTACTTCGTGATTTATGCTATCGTTATATTCTGTTGTGATTAGACGAACCTGATTAACATTTTTTCCCATTAATTGAACCATTTGCTGAATCATCGGTTCTGTAGCTGGATACTTAAACTCACATTTAATGATCGTCACTGATTCGTTGTGTACGTCAGGAAATCCATATGGATCTTTTTGAATGGGGGTAGTTTTAGGATCCTCAATTTTTACTGGATCAAACTTCTTAAGGTTCATGCGCAACAAGTCTAAAAACTTATTATCGACATCTCCTGCTATCTTAAGTGTGTACTTGTATGTACGTACACTTTCTACTAAATATTGGCGAAAGGTTTTCATGGTTCAATTCCTATAGTATTATTTATCATTATTTCCGTTTTTGCTTGCGATTAAAGATTTCAGTAATTCGTTACGATCTATCAGTGTTGACCCATTTCCCTGAGGAATATTCTCTATTTCTTTAGTCTTTTCATTCAATTTAGCGTCTAATGCTGCTTTCTTTAACTGCAATTCAATCATTTTTATCTTCTTGTTGACTTTAGCTGTTTTGGCTGTAATTGCATGTCCTAGCATTGTCCCTGCAGTACCAAAAATCTCAGCAGCAAATCTACTATCCACCTGCATACCAAGCTCCATTAAATCACTATAACTATTTTTAGCTAATTCAGCTAATTCATCTATTTCAGTGTCACTGGCTTCTAATCCACGAACCTGAGGTAGTGCATTTTCAATTTTTTCTAGGTTGTTGTAAGCTTGGGTAGTGACATCTTCAGGAACAGGAATGATATCATCAGCATGAGAGATTTCATCAATGGGGAGGTCAAATAATTCGCTAAGTTTTTTAGTCATACTCTATGTTATAATAGTAGTATTTATTTACTTTTTCTTACCATTATAAAATAGAGCGTCCTCATTTATCACTCTAAATGTAAGACCTTGGGATTTGCAATATGCTGTTGCTGCCTGCCATTTTGCATGATTGACTGCTACGGTAGCCCGATCTCTTGCACTTGCTGTTTTACTTTCAATAAGACTTTGTTTTTTGGGTTTGATTTCTACGACTTCAGCGTGTTTTTGTCCGAACTTATTTTCATATAGAATAAAGAAGTCAGGGACATAGATTGTTTGCTTTCCTGTGAGAGGATTGCGATAGGGTATTCTTATTGATTCACTTGCCCATTTGATAACACTATTGTTGTTATCACAAAACATCATGAAAGTTAATTCCCATCCTGATCTGTATTTAGGTTTATGATTACCTACATACTTATCTGGATTCTTCACTTCATATATGCCTTGAGCCCACTTAGCCATTTTAAGTTACTACGTTTCTTTGAACAGTTGGATTTGGCACTGGTAAATTTGCAACACCATATAGTGTTGTTTTTGACTTTAGGCTATTCAAATAATAAGCCATTGTTGCGTTAAGCTCAAGTCCACGCTTACCTTGAACAAACTCAAGCAAGGTAATTGCAGACTCACCTGTATATGCTGCCATTCTGAAAATAATTGCAGTAAAATTCTTAGCAGTATTTTCGCTTTGGCATACGTTTTTAAAGTAACTATACACTACATCAAATTCTGATGCGTTTACATTTACATCTTGTGAGTAAAATCTATCAAAAACTTTGACTGTATTATCAAGTTGGCTTGTTAAATCGTTAGTTGGCATAATTTATTTACTGAAAGATGGAAAACTAAAGAGTGCGTTTCTATTAGGAGTACCCTGTGTTGAATTAATAGCTCCTGTTTTAAGTTCATTAATTCCTAATTTAGCTAAGTCCGCCGTTTTAAAAGTGTTGTATGCTCTACCTGAGGTCATTATAGCACCTAAATAGTCGCCGCCACCTAAACTATTTAAGACACCACCTGCGCCATCAATTAACCCACCTTGACCTAATATTTTTTGATTAGCACCAGGTCTAGCAATAGGACTCATAACAGTATCATATAGATGCATACCAAAATCACCAACAACTGGTTTAGCGTTAGGTGAAGTGCCATTTGTCATGATAGCACTACCGTCAACAGCGCCATCAAAATACTGTACTCCTTCGTAGGCTATTGTCATTGTATGTTCCATCGTGCCATTAGTGCTTGAATAGTCGTATGAATCATGTTTAAAATTAGTAATCATTGGGTTTACTAATCTATATTGTACAAAATTACGTTGATTAAATCCATAAATGTTAATAGCTTTAAAGAAAGGTGCTTTACTTACACCTAACGTGTTAGCTAATGCTGTTAATTGATCTTTTGTACTTTGCCCAATGTAACCCCACTCATCATCACCGTAGATAGAATTATCATATGTATTTCTTCTGTTGTAATCGAACACATTGCTACTTGTAGCAAACTGATTTACAAATTGAGGATTTAAGTCAGGTACTACCCCTTGAGTTTGTGCTGCATTTTGTGTAGAGTCTTTGTAATAGTATGTAAAGTATCCATACCAAAGATTTCTTATTAAATTAGCGTTATCGTCATGAAAGGTAATATTGATATCATCATATTTTACTTTTGTTTGAACTATACGTTTTCTGTTGTATTGATTTAGTGTTGATGTATCAAACGTATAAGTAGGTAATTGCACTGTTTTTACAGCTAAACCAAAGTGCGTATTTGTTCCTTCAGGGAAAAATGCTTTAGCCCCTACTAGTTCTGTGTTAATATCAAATGTTACATGGAATAAAAACTTAAACTTAGGACTATAAGCATAGCCATCGCTACGAAAAACTCTACTTGCATGTTGGAAATCTCGGAGATATTCTGTGCCGAATAAACCGCCTAGAACACCTTGCCCGAGATTTTCACCAAGTAGATTATCAAAAAATCCTGCCATTTAAATTTTAAGTACCAATACCAGTGATTGTTGTTCCACCTAAAGCACGACCAACTGCAACACCAATACCAGAACCAAGAGGACTCTGAATCGCATTGTCAAATCGTATTGATAGGGCAATCGTTACAGGTTCATTAGTACCGTAATTTAAAGTATTATAGTTTACGTTTTGCAAGAAGCAACCATACATTTCCCATGTTTCTAAAACTGTTGGGGTTGCTGTACCGTTGCCACCATCTAATACTTCATAATTGATTTGGAATTTATAATCCTGACCTGTTGCTGCACTTGCTTGCTCAACAAAGTCCATTTGCTTTTGTATTTGCTGGCCTACTAATCTTGCAACACTGCCTGTTGCATCGTCACGTAGGTTTATTGTGGTCATCTGCCACTCATGTTTTCCTGCCAAATATAGTTTAGAGTTATAAATGTCGATTGGAATCTCAGTGAAACTTACCTGAGGTCTTGCTACGTCTATAACCTGTCTGGTTAATTCTTGAGTAGAACCGCCCACACCAAAGTTTAAAAATAAAACTCTAAATCTGTATTGTAATTTTGGCATCAACAGTGCTGCTGTGCTGGGCGTGTTGTCTTGCCCTACAGACATATTGAACAATGATTGTGATGCTGTTGCCATTTGTGTATCTCCTTAATGTATTTATCTTAAAA